GCTTCTGTTTCTGTTCGAAACATTTGTTTCTTGGTCCATGTATCACGAAGCTCGTCCACCATACCTTTAAATGATGATAGATCTTCAGTTGATAATAAATTATTTAAATGTGGTTCTTCACCTTGTATAACTTCTTTAACGTCTTTTTTCATATCTTTATCCTTTATAGTTAAGACCAATATATATTAATTAAAATATATTACAAGTCTTATTCAGCATCAGTAAACGTAACAGTTGTAGGTGCTTGATTATTCCATGTTTCTGTTAAATTTGAAACACTTGGAGCTTGACCCAGTGCAGCTATGGCACTAGCTGTTGTACCGTGAGCACTTAAAAAATTAGCTGCAGTATTTAAATCTGATGTTTCAGTCCAGTTAGTTCCGTTCCATTCTTCTGTTATAGATTGAAGAGTACCAGGAGCAATTTCTCCACCAATAGCTAAAACGGCTGTATTAGTTGCACCAGCTCCTCCTAACCTAGCTCGTCCAGTATTTAAATCGTTTACTTCAGTCCAGTTAGTTCCATTGTATGATTCAGTTTGATCAAGACCACTTTGACCACCAAAAGCTAAAGCAGAAGTATAAATACCACCTCCACCTATTTCTCTTCTTGCTGTATTTAAATCGTTTCCTTCTGACCAGTTTGTTCCATTCCATGTTTCTGAAAGAGCTGAGTTAGCTCCAGGTGATCCAGGTGCTGTTTCACCTGCAAACGCTAAAGCGTTTGTGCTTGTACCAGCTCCTTTTAACTGTCTTCTTCCAGTGTTTAGATCATTAACTTCTGTCCAGTTTGTACCATTCCAAGTTTCTGTATTTGCAAGTTGGGATGGCGAATTTCCTCCACCAAATCCTAAAGCAGCCGTATATGATCCACATCCTCCTAATTGATCTCTAGCAGTATTTAAATCATTTACTTCACTCCAATTTGAACCATTCCATAATTCTGTATTTGCTACTTTAGCTGGTGAAGCATCATAACCAGCAAAAACTATTGCATTAGATCTATCACCTGCTGTTGCAGTTGCTGCTCTAGCAGTATTTAAGTTTGAAGCTGTAGACCAAGCTCCAACTAAATTTGATATAGTCCATTCTTCCGTGTCAGTTCTATCACTACCACCACTACATAAAGCAGCCGTATATGATCCTGAACCTGCTATATAAGCTCTTGCTTGAGAAATATCTGCAACTTCAGTCCAACTCGTTCCATCCCATTGTTCGACTACAGCTGAAGGAACTGTAGGGGGTGGGGCTGACGGATATGGAACACTACCACCAAAAGCTATTGCTGCAGTATTGGAAAGTCCACCTCCACCTGGACCAACTCTTACAGTATTTAAATCATTAACTTCTGTCCAGTTAGTTCCATTCCATTGTTCTGTTTTACCAGTTACTGAACCATCATTACCTCCAAAAGCTAACGTTGATGTATAAACTCCAGCACTTCCTGGTCCAGCTCTTCCACTGTTTAAATTATTTACTTCAGTCCAGTTAGTTCCATTCCAAACTTCAGTATTATTAACATTTGTAGTTGTATATCCACCAAAAGCTAAAGCTGCTGTTTGAATTCCAACTCCGCCTAAAAAATATCTTGAGGTATTTAAATTATTAACTTCAGTCCAGTTCGTTCCATTCCAAGTTTCAGTTTCATTTTTTCCAGGTGAACCTCCACCAAAAGCTAATGCAGATGTAGAATCAGCACCTGCTCCTGCTATTCCTCTTCTAGCAGTATTTAAATCGTTTAGTTCTGTCCAACTTGATCCATCATAAGCTTCGGTTTGTGCTTTATTAGGTGGCCCACCACCAAATACTAGCGTTGATGTTTGAGTTCCTGAACCTGCAGCTTGATCTCTTGCTTGGTTTAAACTACCACCAGTTGACCAAGATCCAGATAAATTAGGTCTCAATCCTTTTAAAACATTTGATGTTGAGTTAAACCAAACCTGTCCCTCGATAGGGTTCGATGGATCAGATGAATTAACTTCAATATTTGTTCCTTTTAATTCTTTGTATGTTGTCATAATTAACCTACGCGCTTACCGTTTTAGTTGTAGTTGATGAACCATTCCACTCTTCTGTTGTTGCTATAACTCCTGGTGGATTTGTTCCACCAGCAACTAATGCTGCTGTAGTTGTTCCAGCATCTGAAGAATTTATGTCCTCTCTCGTTACTGATAGATCTGCTACTTCTGTCCAAGCAGCTCCAGTCCATAGTTCTGTATTAGCTGTTAAAGGTGTACCTCCAAAAGCTAGAGCTGATGTATTGTTAGCACCAACACCACCTAAATTATACCTTGCAGTGTTTAAATCATTTACCTCTGTCCAGTTCGTACCATTCCATGATTCTGTGTAAGCTCTCTGTGTTGTATCATAACCACCGTAATATAAGGCAGAAGTTATTATACCGTTTCCAGCAGCACCTGACCGACCTGTGTTTAAAGCATTAACTGCTGTCCAGTTAGTTCCATTCCAAGATTCTGTTTCTGCTGCTCTGGTAGCTGGTGGTGAATAATAACCTCCAGCAGCTAGTGCTGATGTGCTATCAGCGCCTGCGCTAACCACACCATATCTTCCTTGATTTAAATCATTGACCTCAGTCCAATTCGTACCATTCCAAAGTTCTGTTTCAGCTCTTGATGCAGGGGGTTGTCCAGCAATAGCTAAAGCAGATGTTTGAGTCATATTACCACCTCCAATAACACTTCTTGCTGTGTTTAAATCGTTTAATTCAGTCCAACTACTACCATCATAAGATTCTGTATAAGCCCTAACAGGAGGGTCTTCGTCTCCACCAAAAATTAATGCAGCTGTTTGAGTCCCAGCACCTCCCGCCGCTCTTCTACCAGTATTTAAATTTCCACCTGTAGACCAAGCACCGATTGGTTGACCTGGACCTGTCCATTCTTCTGATATAGCTGTAGTAGGTGGTGTTGTCCCACCAAAAAGTATTGCCGATGGAACTGTTCCCGTTCCTCCTACTTTAGCTCTAGCTGTGTTTAAATCATTAGTTTCTGTCCAATTAGTTCCATTCCAAGTTTCAGTTGTTGCTTGATAATTACTATTATTGTCTCCTGCAAAAGCTATAGCTGATGTGTTATCAGTCGCTCCACCAGCTAATTCTTTTCTTGCCGTATTTGCATCATTAACTTCTGTCCAGTTCGTTCCATTCCATGATTCTGTTTTAGCAGTTATAGGTGGTGTATCTCCAAGAAATGCTAAAGCAGAAGTTTGAGTGCCTCCTCCAGACATGTAAAATCTAGAAGTATTTAAGTCGTTAACCTCTGTCCAATTTGTTCCATTCCATGATTCTGTTTTTCCTGTTCCAGGAGGTTGACCACCAAAAGCTAAACCTGCTGTAGTTGTGCCGGCTCCACCTCCGCCTCCTCTTCCAGTAGTTAAGTCGTTTACTTCAGTCCAGTTAGTTCCATTCCAAGTTTCAGTAGCTGCTGTAGTAGGAATTCCTCCAACAGCCAGTGCTGCTGTATACTCTCCTACTCCTATGATTGCACTTCTACCTGCGTTTAAAGAATTTTTTGTCGTCCAAGTGCTTCCATCCCATTGTTCAACCGCTGTACTAGCAGGTGGTTGACCACCAAAAGCTAACGCAGCTGTTCCTACTCCAGCTCCTCCTGCAAATGTTCTAGCAGAATTTAAACTTGGAACAGTTGCCCAAGAACCAGTTGTAGTTGTAGCTGGATATGAAAACTTTAAAACATTATCAGTCTCGTTATACCACACCTCTCCCGTTATCGGATTATCGGGATTAGTCGTATAGTTCCGAATCTTTGTACCAACAATGCCTTTATACTCAGCCATTTAATTTTTATGCCTCCAATGTTATGTCCGCAGGTCTTGGATTGTCATCTGTTTTTT